GTAACAACACAAGCAAGGGTAAAAAACGAGGTTCAAGAAACTATGATATTGCAAGAAAAGCTCATTCAGAAGCTATGAAGTTATCAAACCCAATGTTTGATCCTAACATGGCAAAAAAAAAAAAAATAAGCAGCGATAAACATTATATGAAGAAAAAAGAATGGAAAGAGTACTTTTCTAAACAAAGAACTGGAGAGCAAAACCCTATGTTTAATCGTAAAAACCCCTCTAGATACAGAGGCGTTACGACACTCATAGGCAGTTTTAATTCTTTAGTTGATGCTTGTTTAGCAAATAAAATAAGTAAAACAACATTACTAAGGTATTTGAAAAATGCAGAAAAAACAGAGTGGAAATACATTGATTAAACCTAACGAGTTTGATTAACAAAATTGGCGTTTTTTACAAACATCGCGGAAGCAGATAATGCAAAAGCAGCTTTGAGAACCATCTATGCAGATGCTCTTGAAGGTGACACTATTAGAAAAACCCTCCAGGAAATGCGGAGACAAGGTCTTTCTAACAAGTCCTATCAGACTTTACTCGATAAAGCTAAGCAAGACGGTCTTATTGACCCTGAAAATAAGATCACAAGAAAAGAAATCCTAGAAGCTATTCCAGAAGGAAAAGACTGGTATGGGATTGGTCCATAGTTATTTGTAATAGCCTATGACTAACTAAGAATAAAAGATTTGTAATCTCAATCAAAATAAACAAGTCAAGCTGTGCTTGAAAGGAAAATAAATGAATAATGAAGAAAACGTAATCGACGACAATGAAGTTGTAGATCAAAACCAAGCCGCTGAAGTGGAAGCCGAAGTTAAGTCCGAGGTAGATCCAATTGAACAAGAAGTCCAAGGCCGACTTTCTAAAATGAAGTCGAACATGGACCGTATGGCTAGGGAGCGTGATGAAGCTCTTAAAAAGGCCGCTGAAATTGAACAGAAACAAAAACAAGATCAAATGAAGCGACTAGAAGAAGAAGGAAAACTGCAAGAAGTTCTAGAAATGAAACTTGCAGAATCCGAAGCTAAGCTTAAGGTATTTGAACAAGAGAATACGCGGTTGAACCGTGATAACGTTGTTAATGGTACTTTGTCTGCTTTGGAATTCCGAAATGATCGTTCGCGACAACTGGCGTACCGTGATATTGTTGAGCAACTCGTGCAAAACGAAACCGGTAACTGGGTCCATAAGTCTGGAATTTCAATTCAAGATTTCGTAGGTTCTTATTCTAAAGACGAAGACAACTCTTTTTTGTTCCGAGTTAAAACAAACTCAGGAACAGGTGCAGACAACCCTTCGGGTACTCCTAATATGACTGCAAAGCGTAGTCTGAGTCAAATGAGTCAAAGTGAAGTTCTAGCTCTTGCTGCTTCGGGCAAGCTAGGCACTCAAAGCTTTTAATTATAAAATAGTTCTATAAGGAATTTAAAAATGGCTATTACAAACACCGACTTTCAAAACGTCGCACTTGCTATCTCTGCTTATGCAGACGAAGCTTACACTACTGAAAAGAAGCTGAACTCGTCCGGCATCGTTGGCCAGCGTGATGACATCACTGCTGACGGCGAGTCGTTCATTGGTCAGTTCCGTTGGAGAAAGCCTCTGCAGGCTAACATCAACATCCCATCGCTGTCGAACGCTTCGGACGGTACTTACACCGATATCACAACCGATATCGCTAACTACATCAAGACCATGCGTACCTTTGGTGCACAACAGGTCAACCTGCAGGAAGTGATTTCTAAGCAAGATGGTCTGGCTAAGATTGCTCGTGATTTTGCACAAGTACGTGGCGATGACGAGGGTATTGCTCTGATGAACATCCTGAAGGGCGTTGCTTCTTATGAAGTCGCACTGGGCGATGCTGGCGGTACTGGTAACGGTGGTCTGGTTGACTTCGATACCGATGCTGACGTTTCTGCTACTGGTATGTTCGTTGACATTAACGCCGCTGGTGCCTTTGGTTCCGCTGCAACAGGTTCTTCGGACGCACGTCGTCTGTTCGACTCGACTGCCATTGGTGCAGCTCGTGGTGAGCGCCTGTTCCGTGCCCTCGGTATGGGCTTCAAAGACTATGAGCCTGACTTTATGTACCTCGTTACTTCTCCTGAAGTAATGGCCGAAATGCGTGCAGCCAACTTGGTTGATCAAACTCGCGTTCAAGATGGTAACATGGAATTCGACAGCATTTTCGGCGGTAAGTTCCGCTTGGTTATGACCCGTGCAAACCAGCGTATTGCTGGCGATGCAACTGGTGATCTGAACGCTGTCTCCACAAAGGCATCTTTCATTGTTAAGCCTGCCTCGATTGCTTTCGCACCTGTTGTTGCTCCAACTCCTGTTGAAGTAGACCGCGATGCGGCCTCTTACACTGGTGGTGGCTCGACCAACATCTGGTACCGTTATGGCTTCATCATGCACCCAATGGGTTATGACTGGGCCGGTAGCACAACTGCTTTCGCAACTAACGCTGCCTACGCGACCCCAGCCTCTTGGGACCGTAACATGGGCGCACTGAATCTGGGCATCCTCCCTATTTTCCACAGCTAATAACAGGAGGGACTGATGGCTTTAGTTCTTAACACAAACAGCTATGTCACAATTGCAGACGCTGATGATTACTTTGAAACTAGAATCGATAGCGCTGCTTGGACTGCTCTTGATGACGATATCAAAGAACAGGCTCTTGTCACAGCAACTCAACTTGTTGATGACAGTGCTTGGATTGGTTCTGCCGTTAGTCCTTCTCAAGCTTTGGCTTGGCCCCGTAAAGCTGCAACCTATGCTGATGATCGTTTAGGTTATCAGATAACCATTCCTGAGGATGAAATCCCAGCAAGAGTTAAGGTTGCAGTTTTCGAACAAGCTTTACATCTCGTAAACAATGAAGATCTCTTGACAGGTACAACTCAAACTTTTGAAAGTATCTCGATCGGCTCAGTTAGTCTTTCAGACTCTAATGGTGACGTCACAAGGACTTCAGTCAGACCATCTGTAGTTATGAAGCCTATTCGCCCGCTTATTAGGCGTGGCATGGGCGGTTTGGGTTCTTCTTGGTGGAGGAGCAACTAATGTCACTTCGCTCTAAGATTAACTCTGCCGTAGATAAGGCTTTTTTAGCCGCAGGGGATCTTGTTTATGAAGGTGTTTTATCTGTAAAAAACGTTAGTAGTTATGATTTTTCTTCTAGAGAGACTGTATCTACTAACAATACTCTTGCCGTAAAGGTTATTTTACAATCATCAAAGAAACCAGTTGATACTGGCTTTACTGTTTCTGCTATTTTAAAGTCAGGAATTCCTTTTGGAACTTACGACACCTTAGTTGTAAACAACTTAACTTACAACATTGTAGATTATGATGATGATGGTTTTGTAATCACTGCAATTCTGACAAGGGAGAAAACTTAATGTTTGATACCGTTTTAGAAGATGTAGAAGCTGTCTTTGCAAGTAACACTTGGAAAGCAAATAATATCTTAACTGTTCCCGATAATTATACTGGAGCTAAAGCCGAAGAATACTTAATTGTTAAAGTTCTTCCGTCAAGCTCGTTTAATAATGCTCATGGCGGCGTTAAAGAGCTATCAGGGTTAGTTGCAATAAAATTGTTTGTAAAGGCAGGAGAAGGTCAAGGCAGGGTAATGGCAATTGCTGACTATTTAGATATTCTTTTACAAAATAAAACACTAATTAACAAAACAAAGCTTGAAACCTCTTACTTAAGCGTGGAGGGTTTAGACTCTTCGAATAAGGCGTTTTATACTGCGTCTTATTTCATACCATTTAAACTTTATGGAGAATAACAAATGGCTCATATTTCATCGTTAGGTGCGGGTATCTTCTCGTATCTTGACATCTACACAGGTACAGCTGTGCCAGCTGGCGCTACTGCCGCTGCCTACGCTGCACTCTTTACTTCAACGAACGCCGCAGATATCATTCGTATGCCTTCTGTACGTGAGTTTCCATCGGTAGGTACTCCTGCTAACATCGTTAACGTCCCTGTTTATGGTCAGAAGACTACTTCGCAAATTCAAGGTCAAGCAGACTCTCCTTCGCTGGAAATTACTGTTAACTACGTTCCTTCGGACATGGTTGCAATCCACGATTTGATTGGTGAAGCTGGCGTATTCCGCTTTATGATGTGCGACGACGCCTTAACAGAAGCAGAAGGCCTTGCGGCTACGATCGCTTCTAACAACACTGAATTTTATTTCAGTGGCAAGGTTGAAGCAATTTTGATTAACCCACAGTTAACTGATGCAAACACTGCAACGGTTACTTTGTCGGCTCAGTCTGATTTCTTTGGTCCAGCAACTGTTGCAGTTTAATTAAACTATTAAAGAGGGGGCTAATAACCCCCTTTTTTTCATTTTAGAAAAGTTTTGACAATGGAAAAACCATTTAGTAAATCTTTCGTTATGAGAACTACTTTCCGCCACATGCGGCGAAGCGTAGATATCAGTATTCGAAAGACTTTTGAAAGATTTAAAGATTTTGAAGAAGGCTCTCCAGAAGGAAAAGCTTGCTTTGAAACACTATCAGTATTGCACACAGTTAGGAAGTTGCTTGATGATTTTCAAGCTAACAACCCTCAGATTTTTACAGAGAAAGATCAATAATAATGAAACATCTAGTTAACAAGACTATGACTGAAAAAGTTCCCTTTATGGGAGAAGAAGTCGAAGTAAAGAAAATGTCGATAAATGAAGTTTTTCAAATGCAAAAGCTCATTCAAAAATCGGCTAAATTGAAAACTGAAACTGCTCAAGTTGATCTTTTAATCGAAGTCATTAAAATTGCAGTCATTGAAGCAGATCAGCTTTCCGACGAAGAATTCAAGACTTTCCCTATTGCAGAGCTAAGCTCGCTGTCAAATCATATTTTGCGGCTTGCAGGCATTGGTAATGAAAATTTGGGAAACTAACAAGCGAAGACGAAACCCTTTATGAAGTTGCTTTTCAGTTAAGCCTTCCTGTTTACAAGTTAAAAGAGGAAATGCCTTACGAAGAGTTGCTTAAATGGGTTGAATTTTTCAACAGACGACCTGTTGGTTGGAGAGAAGACTATAGAACTTATCTATTT